CAACACCACAGTTGGATCACTTATCTTGCGAACTGCCCCGTCATAGTTTATCAATCTATCGGCTTCTTTCGTCTGGGTGTTGTATTCTAAAACACACCAGTGTCACGGAATCCGTGTTTGCCTTGGCGGGCTCTCATTGCCCCCAGGAATCTTCATCTGGTGTGTTTTAGAATACCCTCTTGACAGAGGATATGCTAGAGCTATACCCTAGCCTGCGATTTTTCTCTTTGTGAGATCCATCCCGCAGTCCGACCTTTTAAGATTTTAATGATCTTGGGTACTCGTTACCTTGAACATTTTTGATCAGCGTTTTTCAGCTAATCGGTTTGCTTGTTCTGCAAGAGCCTGCACATAGTGCTCTGCCCTTGCCAACTTGGCTTCTAGTAGAGCTAGCCGTTGTTCCTGTGTAAGAACAGCGGGCACTTGCTTTACTAACTTTTTCTTTTCTGTTCTCATTTTTTCATCCTATAATAAAAAACCCCGGGGTGTTCAGTCCCGGGGTTTAAGTTAAGATACAATTTTGATACTATACGTTAACTTAAACCCCTGCCCGATTCACAATCACTGGTAATTGATGTAGGCACCGCATTATATTGTAGCCAATGGGCGATCCCACCCAAATTGGCTATCAGCGTTGGTTGCGAATGTTTAATACAATTGTTCATCATGTGTCTATTATAAATTTATTTATGGCAGTTGTCAAGTAGTTATTCTTTTTCTGGTAATTTTGGTTCTGTTATTGTCCTATCCCAATCTGTTTTATTCCACGCACGTTCATGAAAGAAATATAAAGTACTGTTAACTAAAGTAGTAAATCCAGCAAGACCGAGCCCAAATGCGAGACTGCCCGTTGTGAAATATCCAATAAAAAAGTATTGTAGCACAATTAAAAATCTCCAGCTGATCATTTTAGCAACCGATCGTGGGATTTTTTCGGTGATGTGGGTATTGAACATGTGTTCTCCTTGATATGATTATAATTAAAAGGAAAAGGATGGGCAACGCCAAGTTGCCCATTTTGCTTAATTAAGCGTTGCGGATGTTTTGAACTAATCCGGCAGTGAATGTGTCTTTGTGCATTTCGTATACGATGGCAGTGGCTTCAGCAAAACGCTTTTGCTCTTCTGCGCTCATTTTATTAACTGCAATACCATCAGCCAAACAACGATCTTGCACTAACTCAACATCTTCAATGCTCAAATCACGCTCGTGTTTAGCAGCGGATTTTGCAGCATCAGTGACAATTGTCTGTAACTCAGGAGTCAATGAATCCCATAGGTCGCTTCCAATTAAAATACTGGTTAAGAATAAACTATGCTCAGTATGATTAATAACTGAACATACTTTATCATGACCCAAGGCATAAACACGTGGGTATGTACTCTCACCAACAGTCACGTTAGATTGTGCCAAGCCTTCCGATAACTCTTCTAATTCCATAGGAACTACATCAGCACCAACTGCTTTGAATGTATCAATANCAACAGGACTAAAACTTGTGCGAATCTTCATTCCCTTTAAGTCTTCAATTTTGCTAACAACGCCGTTACCAGCCATCATTCTGAAGCCACCTGAATATGTAAATGCCAATCCCTTGATCTTTTTACTGTCTTGTAAGCTGGCTAGTAATCCTGTGCCCACTGAGCCCTCGAATACACGACCGGCGTGATCATGATCTTTAAACAAGAATGGTAAATCTAGAGCAAAGAAGTCTTGATTAATCTTACCCAATGTAATGGTATACGTTTGGCTCATTTCAATCTTGCCCGAATCCAGTAAATCCACTAGTTCATGTTTACTAACTAAAACACCGTTGTTGTACTTTTGCGAATATTCGCTTAAAGTCATAACTTCGATATCTAATGCTTGAGGTGCTTTTGCGTTTACTTCTGCGGCAAATACTTTTGCAGCACGGATAAACAGTTCAATTGGTTCATGGGCCAGGACCCAGCGTATTTTTTTTGTCATTTGGAGTTTCCTTATAGAATAGATAGGATTGTTATTATTATTTAGCACTAGAGCACAAATATGTATTTCTTTGTCGGATAAATACTCAAAAGGATTCAAAATGACTTGGACCACAGGCACAATAAACACCCCAGATAGCTGGAATAGTATAGCATATGGCAACGGGGTATTTGTCACAGTTGCTAACATCAGTGCCAATAGCAGTTATAGTACTGATGGTATTACCTGGAATCAGGGTGTTACAGAATATGCAAGCCCTAGTAGATTTCTAACCAGTATCCTTCCAGTAAAGGCATATTGGCAAAGTATCACATACGGTAACGGTAAATTCTCCGCAGTGGCCACAAATGCTTATCACGCATTTAGTATAGATGGTAAGAACTGGAGTTTTTCCACAATGCCCAGTAATAAAAACTGGCAAAGCGTTGCTTATGGCAACAACTATTTTGTAGCAGTGGGTTCAGGCTTTACAACAAAGATGGGCTATCCCTATGGTAGTAGAGTGGTGGGCTTTACTCCCGATCCACATGATTGGGCAAATAGTGTAATGGATGTGGGCTTGCCTTGGACTGAGGTAGTTTGCGGTAATCATGGATTTGTTGCTATTACCAGCAACAGTAATGCAAGTTCTACTAGTACTCATGGGGCGAGTTGGGTTACTACTTATAATATGCCGGCAAATCAAAACTGGACTGCTTTGACTTATGGCGGCAACAAATACGTAGCAGTTGCTGCAAATTCCAATATTGCGGCCTATAGCACTGATGGAGTCAATTGGACTGCAACTACCTTACCATCTGCAAGTCAGTGGACCAGTGTGGCGTATGGTAATGGCACGTTTATCAGTGTGGCTTATAATGGCGCCAATGCCGCAGTCAGTAGTGATGGTGTAACTTGGCACATAGAAACGATGCCGGCTACACAACCTTGGACTGCCATCACATTTGGCGAGGATAGGTTTGTAGCCGTTGCTTGCAATACTCAAGTGACTGCGGTTAGAGTTTAGCTGGTTAAAACCTTAGCAACAGAGTTCATCACACTAGCAATACGACCGATATCGCGAAGTTGTTCTACTGTGTAGCCTTCCTTCTTGAGTGTGTCGTAATGAGCTTTTACGCAAAACTCGCATTTGCCAACAATACTAGCGGCCAAGCTAAACGCTTCAAAGTTTGACTTGGTAGTTCCGCCATGACTTGCGATAGCGTTCATTCTGAGTTGGGCAGGTAGTCCTTTGAGTGCTGGGTCATCTGCCATTTCAACAAATGGGTAAAACGTATTGTTCTGAGCCATAATACTTGCGGCTGTCATTGCTGACTCTGCGTGTACAGGTGCATCTGCTAACAAGATGCTTAGTACTTTTCCGTTGCCGGTTGCGGCCAGTGCGGCTACAGCACAACCCATAGCCACATCTGCATCCAATGTGCTACGCACGAGTACAGCATCAAGATTTAACTTGGTGTCCTTTGCGTAGTCTGGCAACGCACCTTTAATTGCGTCAATGAATGCCATTATAGTGTCTCCCCGCCTACTGTACGGTTACAAGCACAAAGTTCTCCCGTTTGAAGACCATCAAGAACACGAAGTGTTTCTTCCGGGCTACGACCAACGTTCAAGTTGTTGACAGTAACGTGTTGGATTGTGTTGTCTGGGTCAACGATGAATGTTGCGCGAAGTGCCGCACCTGCCGGAGCATAGAATACGCCCAACTGTTCTGCAAGACTCAACTCACCACGTTGTGTATCAGCAAACTGATTGTGTGTGATTTTGATCAAGTCTTCGTGTGACTTTTGCCATGCTACTTTGCAGAACTCGTTGTCTGTGCTACCTGTTAGTAGAACTGCATCGCGGTCAGCAAAGTCTTGTGCCAACTTGTCGTATGCTACGATTTCTGTCGGGCAAACAAACGTCCAATCCTTGGGGTAAAACACAATCACTTTCCACTTGCCTTCGAAACTGGTTTCGTCAATGGTAAAGAAAGCATCCTCTGGTTGTCCTGGCTTAACACCTGTTACTGCAAAGTGAGTTAATTTATCGCCGATTGTTTTCATAATTTTCTCCTATAAATGTTAATTGAAAACTGTATTAGTGTTTTCACTAATATTGTTATTGTAATAGTATTTAACAATTAAATCAAGCGATTTAATAGGTTTTTCACAAATATATTTTTATGGGGTCAATAGAGAAAATTTATTGTTGCGGGGGAGTAGATGTTGAAGTGGGTGCAGTATTTGCCACTGTGGGTTCTTCAACGTATTTTGTATAGGGCACATCTTCATATCGAATCCATTTAATGGGCTTCCAATATTTTGCCACCAAATTGTTTATTACCAATATCGCTAGTATTATAGCGATAAAGCCCAAACCAGTTAATATTGAACCGGCTAGGAATACACTTGCTTGATCCATGTCCATTTTGTTTTTCCTTGAAATGTGGGGTGTACTGTATTATATGCTATACAGTAGATACATGTCAAGTGTTACCTGCGCTCTCTGCCCAAATTGGCGGCAGATGTCTTTTTAGTTTTACCCAAAACATCTGCACCAATGGTATGTGCAGTTCCTGCTTTAGTGACTTTGGCAGACGTCTGTTCATCGCTCCAAGATTTGGTTTGAACTTTGGTTAGTTCTTCTAGGAGCTTGCCCTTTTCAATGATATTTCTAACGTATAGTTCACCATTCTTTTTAGTTTCAATTTTAGCACGAATAGTGATCAATATATTTTTAGGATTATTTACATCATGAATATTGATTTCGGGTCTTGCTTTTGTATCAACATAAGTAGCAGTCATGTCAACTGATTTGAACTTTTCAACTAGATTCTGAAAACGTAAAATTTTGAATCCGCCCTTGTCAAACTGGACCAACTCAACTGCTGGATCATCTAGAGTGGCAAAGAATGTAACTGCTTTGGCTAGGTGTGCAACAAACTCTGCTTCACCTTTGGGTCCAGATTTCTTAAGACCAGCAGATAGTTTGGTAGAAACTTTTTTGTACATCATTGAAAGTGCTTCAAATTGATCGTTGCCCTGTGCTTTTTCATATTCCTTTAACCATGGAGTTACATCAATACCAAAGTAACTCCATAATTTAAGCATACTCTTACTTTCACTGCCACCTACTTGACCAAACTGTTTTACAGGTCCGGCTTTCAAACTTGCATTGAGTTTTAAACGTCGCATAGTATTGGTTTTGGGATCTCTAATAGCAACCCATACATCAATCTTACTAGAGCTTTCACTGGCTGCGCCATCACAGATAATTGCAATATCATCAGCACGACCATTTAAGTAAAAGTATTTGCTATAACGTTCTGCACGGTCACTGTTGACATAAGCGGCAGCGCTGGAGAATTCCTGCTTTAGTAAATCACGTTTGGCGGGATCCATTAAATCTTGATAGGGTTTTGTTTTAAGAACAAGTTTGTATGTTACTCGATCTGCATGTTTGTGATTGCTATCCTGCACATCAACTTGATATGTATCATTACCCACACTTTTTAAAGTATCCAATACACCAGCAATGTCTTGGCTGTTTACTAGGCCAATGCCCTCCCCACCCTCGCGCTTAGTGAATTTTGAGAACATAGCAGCACCCAAAATACCTTCAGCAAGTTCACCTCGATTCGCTAGATTTCCTGCGTGCACAAAATAAGCATCTGGTGTTCCGTTTATCACGAAATATTGTTCATTTATGTCTTTAAATACCCATTGGGTTTTTCCACTACCTATTTGTGCCTCAATACCATCTGGTGATACTTCGCTGGGATCAACGATAGCAATTGGATCATCAGTGTTAATCCCATAGGTAGCAAGTTGTGCGCCAAGGGCTTGTCCTTTAACACCGTCACTTAGCGAATAAGTGGTGCCATAAGGATATTTGTTTAGGTCCGAAACAGAAGCTTCGTTAATTTGCTCTAGTTTGGTTAATAGGTCACGTATATTATTCATAGTCCAGTATTTATTAGTTTTTAGCGAAACGCCAATCTCTATCCAACCAAGTAAATATTAATTCTTCCTGACGTACATGCCCGTACTTGTTCAAACTATCCATTACACTGTTGTTTATTAGGTTTTTATCTGCTAGATCAAACCAGCTGGTTGTGACAGGATCCATTGGATCCATGCTTTTATAAACTGCAAAATGCATCCAAGCATTGTTTGTATCCATCCATATATAACAGTCCCTGCAATCAAATCCGTTTACTGCCAACATATACATAAGATTGCAAATATTATAGTGATAGTAGCATCCGCTGACGCTGCGTGTTTGAATTCTATTATACTCATATGTTTGATGCTGAGGCAGACTCAACGTCATCATACCATTTATATTCATCATTTCATTCCAATTTTTTAAGGTAAGCAATGGATTGATAACATACTGAAAACTATCGTGGCACCATATAAAATCAACTTTCCTAGGAATTATTAGTTGCTGGCTCATATCCCCCGCAATTACTTTGATATTTTTATTATTTTCCAACAAAGTGGGGTCTATTTGTTTTATATCTCTATCTATTGCGTAGCAAAGATAATTGTGTGGTTCTGGAGGATCATCTCTGGTATAAAGAGATGCCCACCATTCTATATCCAGCCCACTGCCACACCCCATGTCTGCAACCACTTGAATACTGTCTAAAAAGCTATCGTATTCGTACAGCAACTTTAATATTGATTGACTGTGTTCATGACTTGCATGTGCGTTTTTAAATTGATTCATTGTTTAATATATCCAATACTACTGTTTCTTTGAGTTTTTTCAGTCGAGGTTCTAATTGATGGCAGGCTTCGGCAATATCATTGGGTTCGCCCCAACTACGTTGTGTGGCCAAATGCTGTGCCCAGATTGCACAACTTTCCTTGGCTATTTCTACATCTAGTGCATTACGATAAGGACGAGCGCGGCAACAGGCATTGTATTCATCTAATAATTCTTCTGCACGTTCTTGCCAATCCATTATACTACCACATCCTCCATTCCTGCAGTTCTTAATCGAACCACATGTCCCAACATGAAGTTTTTACTCTCAATGCCCTTCATTACTCCCAACCATTTATTACGAAGCAATGCAACCTCGTTAATTATTGTTTCCATGTCAATAACTTCATCTTCGGCTTCAGCATACTTTTCGGCATCTCTACTAGTCAGTGCTCGTGCATAACCTTCTAGATATTTTTTATAATGTGTTTGTCGAATTCGGCGTAATTGAATATTCAAATAGTTTAACACCGCTTCAATTTCCTGCAATTGATTAAACCTATGCTCGGTCAGTCCCGGAAGATTGCTCAGTGCACGTTCTACATTGCCTTGTATTTTAATCTCGCCTTTGGCCGATATTAACTCATGATCGTAATAATCGATGAAGTTTGGAATTTCACCTAGATTGGCAACTACCCGATTGTACCACATTACTCGTCTTCGTTGTAATCGTCGGTATCTTCCTCAACCACATATTCTTTAAGTGCTTTTTTAAGATTACTGTCGGTACCGCCGAAT